CAAACAAGGCCTTGTTGAGGATTAGATTCCCCATAATTAAATACTACATATCTATCATTATAAGTTGAACCAGCTGAAGGGTAATACCAAACAACTTCACTAAATAAATTATTAATTCCTGCATAAACTTGTTGACCTTTAGTTGTAGCAAAATCATTATAAACATAATCTTCAACAGAAGCTGTTAAAGTTTTAACGGTACCATCAAACATAAAGAAACCATTATTACTAATCCAATAGGCAACCCCGTCTACTTCAACGGCGGCATTCATTCCTATTAATCCACAGTTAGTTCCAACTTGTTCAAATCCAAATGTAAATGGGGCTCCAACAAACTTCATTGAATACAATGCATTATCAGTCCATACTAGAATATTTTCTTTAGCTACAATGGCTCCCATAATTTTAGTTCCATCTTGGAGTCTTTGTGAACCTGCCGCATTAGTTACAGTGGGCGTATATACATTTATATCTTCTTGGTCTGAGAACCTAATAAACATATCATCTTGAGTTGATGGTGTTCCAATAGTGGTTTCTGTTCCTAGATGAATTAAGTGTCTTGTTGTTGGAGAAACAATAGTTACTCTACTTGCCGTTGGGTTTCCACCGCTTGCAGTAATGGCTGTAGCATAATTGTTAGTAGTCGTTGAAGCGCGAGCCGTAAATCTATTAGCAATTGATGCATCCCAAGTAAATGTTTTTCCATTTGCAATCGTTGCAACTAAAACAGAACCCCAGTTATTTAAAGACCAAAGCCCTGGTTCTAGTGTAAGATCAGAAGCGTTTACTGCATCTCCCCATCCTGTATAATCAGTTGCATTATAAACTATTGCCTCATCACTATGAGCAGCTGTGGGTGTTCCTTTTTGCCCCCTAGTAATTCCTGTTAAATTAGCACCCGCTACTCCACTATAAGTAATTAATTCTGAATCAACTAGAATTGTACCTCCTCCTGTTGGAAATCCTGTAGTAGATGTTAATGTAATACTAGTACCAGCTCCACCTGTTCCGTTAGTATCATTTAATAAAGCACCATCTAAATCATTTGTTTGAGCTCCTGTAATCGTTCCACCATAATTCCCAACACCAAATCCATATCCATAAGTTTGAGCAGCGGGTCCTACAGATTGGTAAGGTTGTACAACACACGAACTTCCAGAAGTTAAATTGGAACCTCCTCCACCTGTTTCAGCGCTTGGTGAAGTAATAGTAAAAGTAGTTGATGTTGGAACTGTAATAACTTGACAAAGTTTATCTTCAAATAAAGTAGCAGATAAACCTGATGAAGTTGGCATTGTAACTGAATCTAAAACAACAATATCTCCTATAACTAATCCATGATTAGAAGTAGTAGTAATAGTAATTGAAGTTCCAGGAGCGGTGCTATTGGTAGTTAAAGTTGAACCTGTAAATGTAGTTTGAGTTCCTGCATTATTACTTCTCCAAGGAGTAATATCATAAATTGTTCCTTCAAAATAAATCAATAAGAATTTATCGGTTCCCATTGCTACATATTTATTTCCGTCAAGATCACTAAAGCCGTGTACTTTTCTCGCTACACCACAAACTGTACTTGCTAAAAGAGAAGACCATCCTCCTACTTTTTCAGGTAAGCCATATCTAAATCTTGCTTTATCAGAATCAACCCAACGGTTTTCTGCACCAGAAGGAGTATCCTGTTTATCAATTCCCGGTAAGAATTTAAAATTGACAAGAGCCATAAGTGTAGCCCCTAAGCTGTATTGGTCTTATAAGCCCAGCCTCTAGTCGCATCTACATACACTAGGGTGATGGCTTGACCATTTGTGTTTAAAGTTAAATCAGATGTTGCCGAATTAATTGGTTGGCCATTTCTTCCTATAGTACAATTGTTTGAATTCCAAGTACCTCTTGTATCTAAAACACTAACTTCATCTCCAACAGTTGGTGATGCAGGTAAGTTTATTGTTATTGGGTTGGCTGTGGTATTAGCAAAAATTTGAGCTCCTGCTACCGATGTATAAGGGCTATTAGAATCAGTAATAGTTGCATAACCTTGTGAAAGAATTGTTACATCTGTTTGTGTACCGTTAGATCTACATAAAACAGTTGCACCTGGAGGAATAGGTTGTGTTGTTCCAGAAGCAGTTAAAACTCCTAAAGTTCTATTTGATGTTCCTCTAACAGTTTCATCTTTTACTATCCAAACTCTGTTAGCAGTACCTGGCATTGTAAGGGTTCGGTCCCCGGCTAATGTTCCATAAAGTCTTAAATATATATTTTTACCATTGGATGTTGCGCCATTAGTTAAAGTAAGGGTTACACTTGCACCTGCCATATCGACAGAAAGATAACCTGTAGCTGTTTGTTCTAAAATTTGTAAATTGGTATTAGTTATATCTCCCCATAAACCAGCTTTTTCACCAGTTGTAACGAGTTCTAAACCTGCATTAGTTGAATAAGATGATGCCATAATATTAATTCGGGTCTATTGGTGTCCAAGTCATAGTTGCACCTGGAACGATTGCACTCCATGTTATTGCTGACACTGTACCAGTAGCAAGGGTTAACGCATTTCCCGTTACTTCATGGTTAGAGTCTGCTGTTATTGTAACAGTTCCTGAAGAAATTACAACATTATTTCCACTGACGGCAGTAGTTGCGCCAGCGGTAACCGTAACAGTTCCTGTTCCTAAAGTAACTTGAGAACCACTAGGACTTAAATTAGCATCCCCTGTAATCGTTACTGTACCAAGTCCTAAAACAATGTCAGAACCATCTACTAATTCTGTAATAGAATCTGCTGTAATACCTGGATTACCTATAGTGATACTTAAGGCATTTCCTGTAACACTAAGAGTTACATTTCCTTCATTACCTGAAGCTGAAATGGGTAGTGCTGCAAAAGAGTCAAATCCTAATAACATATATAATCCTTAAAAGGAGACAGTAGGGTATGTGGTGGATCTACTGCCTCCATCTAAGAATTATATCATCGTTTAAACCAAGATGGAAGACCTAAATGAGGGCGCTTATCAAACATATTATCTTTCGCTCCAGGTGTTTTACGATTGTTATAATGCAGAAAAACTTGTACGCATTCTTTACCCTTAAATTTTTCTCTCCAATGTTCTAGCTCACATCCAGAATAAACCAGCATATCTCCTGGTTTTAGATCTACTTTTATACCTTTCATACCTTCTTTTCCAGATGGCTCTAGGTATATAGGCCAATCATCACCACCAAGATTCATAGTAGTAGATATCTCACAACTAAATCTATCTTTGTGTCTTTTAAGAATATCACCTTTTTTATAGATTCGTGCATAAGTATAAGCTGGATATAATTTTAACCCTGTTGCTTTTTCCATATCAGGTAAACATTTAAGTAGTAATGTTTCCATAGCCATATTAGAATACTGACTATAGGTATTTGGTATTTGTTCATTCTCTCCTTCATAATATCCAATAATAGTTTCAAATGGTGAAAAGTATCTACGTTCTCTACAGGTATCGTAAACTTGTTTTTGCATTAAAAAATAATTTGCAACAAAAGCTGCTAGGTCTTTTGATATTGCTTGACGGATAACTGTATATTTTTTTTTCTTAAACATCTTTAGCCATTTCTTTTGGTACAGCTTGTATATTCCAATGTATAAATCTAAAAGGCTCAATACCAAAGTCTACTGCATATTCGTGCTCTAAATATCCTGGAAATATAATTAATGTGCCTGGTTTTGGTTTAAGGTGAAATTGTTCGTGACCAGGCCATACACCTTTTAAGTCTGGTTTCATTTTTAATTTTGTACATCTTGCACCAGTTTTTGGTTCGTGAAATATAGGGAATGATGTTTTATCACTACACTTTAAAAAATAAAATCCTGATACGTGTTGATTCCAATGTATGTGTGCAGAGTGATGACCACCACCTTTTTTAGCAAATTCTTGTACCCACATCTCACTAAATATAGTTTGGTATTGAGACATATCATAACCTTGATGATCTAAATACTCCCAAGACTTTTGACCAATATAATTTCTAAAATCTAAAAAATCATTGTCAATTGTAAGTGGTGTTGAATGATAGGATCTTCCAAAATCACCATTCTTTTTTATAAATTCTTTTTCTCTTGTTCTTGCATCTTTAACATATTTGTTACTTGCTTTGTTTAACGATTTAACAAACTCTGGTTTTTCCTCACTCCATATTACAGTTGGAAAATAACTATTTATAAACATTATTTAAAAGGCCTCCCTAAATGCCATACCACAAGACTATATCTTGTGCCTGATGTTACTGGTTTAACTCTATGCCACACAAAACTAGGAAATACAATAATAGATCCTTTTGGTAATATTTCTTTACATTGCACTCTGTGTTTTGATTCGTCTCGCATATGTGGATCATAGTTTCTAAAATCAAATTCTAATTCACCACCTTTATATTCTGAACCATCTGTTAACTGACAAGTCATAGATAGTTTTCTAATCTTACCATTATCAGGATCATTTTTATTTTCTCTTTGATAAGGTTTATCCCAACTATCACAATGCCAATCGTAGTATTGGTTTAGTTTATATTTTGTAAATTGACAAGATTCCGATCTGTCCCACTCAAAATTCCAACCTGCCATTTCATTTGCTTTATGCACATAAGGATGTAATTCTTTATATATCCAAGTATCATTAAGCCATACTAAATCTGATTTTCTTTTTCTTTGTAAATTCTTAACTTCTTCTTTGTTTAATTTTTTATCACCATAACCACCGGTTCTAGCCATAACTTCTTTTTGTTGGTTAGCATAAGCTATAACATCATCACAAAATTTAGGTGTAAGCACACCACTAAAATACCAATAATAATTAGATATATTCATATGTTAT